CGGTGGTGGTTATAATAACGCCACGACATTAGCGGCTATAAATCAGACTACGGATTGGACTCATATGCTATTTGTAAGAACGGGAGCAACTTGTAATTTATATGTAAACGGAGTTAATAACGATGGAGCAAAAACAGTAAATAATCCTGCTACAGATGTATTATTTCGAAGAATTGGAACAAGTGGAGATGGGGCTACTTGGGCATTTAGTGGATTGATAGACGAGGTTTCAGTTTATAATACTGCTTTAAGCGCATCAGATGCAACTGCAATTTACAACGGTGGCGTTCCTACGGACTTAACTTCATACGCACCGCTAGGATGGTTTAGAATGGGAGATGGTTCTACATTCCCAACTATTAACGATGTTGGTAGTGGAGGAAGCAACGGAACAATGAATAATATGAGTGCAAGTAATTTTGTTACAGACGTACCAACATAAAAAATAAAAAAAATGACTTTAAAAATAGCAGACGTATACGCAACAATTAACATTGCAGATTTACCATTAATAGATTTTTCACAGATAGGAGAAACTGACGAAAACACGATTAGAAAAAGTTTAGACTTATCGGAGTTTATAATTAAGTATAATGCTTTGCCTAGTTTTATAGTAGATGGATCAGTTGTGCCTTTACAGATAATGACACACGACGAAGCTTTAGTGCTTATGAATACTCCCGCTTGGTCTGAAGATATTGACGATTTAGAAAGCCAAGATCAAATAGATGAGGATGTAAACAACAAAACAAACAACGCTTAAAACAATGCATACAAATATCCTTGCGGTTCTTTATTTTCTTAGCGGTTATTCTTCTGCCTTTTTTATGGTAATAGCTACAGAATACCACGTAAAGGCTTTTGGTATATTTCTATTAATTTATCTTACCTATCAATTGGTTCAACAACTAGAAGAATGAAAACGCAGTTACTACTTCTGACAACTAAACTACAAACCTATTCAATCCAACTAATGGCTATTGTATCTTCTTTCTTTTTGCCTATTAGTGGCATTTTAATTTTAATCGGTGTTTCTGTAATTCTTGACACAATCACAGGAGTATGGAAATCATACAAACTGAAAACCAAAGTAACAAGCAGAAAACTAAGTGCAGTTATTTCTAAGATTCTACTTTATGAGGTTACAGTAATGCTTTTCTATTTGATAGATTACTACATTTTAAACGATATAGTGTTAACATTTTTTAGTGTTTCCTTGTTGACTACTAAAATACTTGCATTAGTTTTGGTTTCTATTGAAGTGATCAGTATAAACGAAAATGTAAAAAAAGTAAAAGGTTTGGATATTTGGACTGCATTAAAAAACCTGTTTGCTAGAGCAAAAGAAGTAACCCAAGACTTCAAAGACATTAACAAAAATGAGTAGATTCGAAATCTATTTGTTTTTCTTGCTTGCTTGTCTATGGGTTTTTAGTATTCATAAGATAACTAAACAATGAGAAAAATAGATAAAATCATAATCCATTGCAGCGCAACACCCGAAGGAAGAGAAGTAAGCGTAAAAACTATTCGGAAATGGCATTTACAAAGGAGGTTTTCAGACATCGGTTACCATTACGTTATACACCTTGATGGAAAAATATCTAACGGAAGACCGATAGAAAAAAACGGAGCGCATTGTTCCTATAATAATATCGGCAGCATAGGCATTTGTTACGTTGGAGGAATGGACAAGGATATGAAGAAATCTAAAGACACAAGAACACAGGCGCAAAAGAATTCACTTATAAAGCTTATGCACGAATTAATCTACAAGTATAATAAGGATATGACAATTCACGGACACAACGAATTTGCAAACAAAGCTTGTCCAAGTTTTAACGTACAAGAAGAATATGCGAATTTATAGCCTTATCTTCGTTCTAACGCTATTTAGTTGTTCTGCGAAGTATCACTATAGGAAAGCATTAAAGAAAGGCTTAGAAGTGATTAAAACGCAAGACACGATTCGAATCACAACTTTAGATTCTATTCCAATAATTCACCACGACACAATTGTATACGAACATTTCTATTCTAGCAAAGACACCGTAATAATTTACGACAATATTTATGTTCCCAAGACAAGGTTAGAAACACGAATAGAATATAAAATAATAAGAGATACAATACGGCAAACTAAAGTAATAGAAAAGGCAAAAGCAAAAGCAAGTAAACAACCTAATTATTTGCTATGGATATTTCTTATTGTTCTTGTTTTAGCAGGTTCACAAATACTTAAAAAATTCCTATGAATAAAAGATATAGACTAACGGCAGACGAACAAGAAATGCTTTTTAAGTACAGAGGTGTAAAGGCTGCATCCGAACAAGCAGGAGTAGATATTGAAAGCATTAAGCACGGATGGCTAAAAACCAAAGAAGCAAGTTTGTTCTTCAAGAATCCACTACATAAAGACCAAGAAGAAAACAAAATAGAAGAACTAAGCAAAAAGCTTATAGAAGACTTAAAGCAATTTGCACCTGTTTATCCTACGTTAAAACGAACCAAAGAAACCAAAGAACATTTGCTTGTAATTGATCCTGCGGACATTCACATAGGCAAACTAGCAGATAGTTTTGAAACAGGAGAAGATTACAACAATCAGATTGCCGTTAAACGGGTCAAAGAAGGCGTACAAGGCATTTTAAACAAAGCGCAAGGCTTTCCTATAGATAAAATTTTATTCATCGGTGGAAACGATATTCTACACATAGACACACCGCACCGAACTACGACAGGAGGAACGCCACAAGATACCGATGGAATGTTCTATAGTAATTTCTTATTAGCCAAGCAGCTTTATGTAGATATATTGCTTCAACTTATTGCAATAGCACCTGTTCATTTTACTTTCAATCCTAGTAACCACGATTACCAAAGCGGTTTTTTTCTTGCCGATGTGATCCAAACATATTTTAGGAACAATAAAGAAATCACTTTCGACTGTTCTATAGCGCACCGTAAAGGCTTTAAGTATGGTAAGAATCTTATAGGCACAACGCACGGAGATGGCGCAAAGAAACAAGATTTGCCTTTGCTTATGGCTACGGAATTTCCTAAATATTGGGCAGAAACTAAGCATAGATATATTTACACCCATCACGTTCACCACAAATCAAGCACCGATTTCTGCGGAATTACTATAGAATCTTTGCGTTCACCATCGGGAACTGATTCTTGGCATCATAAAAAAGGATTCCAACACGCACCAAAAGCCGTTGAAGGCTTTATACATCACCGTGAAAACGGACAAATAGCTAGGCTTACGCATTTATTTTAAAGTTTTTTCTGTAGTATTTACAAGGCTTACAGAAGTTTTTTGCATTTATTTTGTTAATAACTTGCGTTTTATTGTTCATAATCCATTACTAATGATTATATTTGTGTATACAATTTAAATAACACACTTAAAAAAATCGAAATGACAAAGCAAGAAACAAAAAAATATAAAGTTATTTGTAAAGTAAACAATCCTAGTTGGATACCATCTTTAGAGGAATGGAAGCATAAGTTAATTATAGGCGAAGTTTACAAGGTTTTTGCAATGAATAACGGTTTTCAAATAATAGTAGAGGGTAAATTCATTAATGAATTAGACCAAGTAAAAACACTAAAAAGAACATTTACTAAAAGTTTTTGCAAGTTAAACTTTAAATACATATAATAACAACGGGGGAGAAATCTCCCATTTAAATTAACACTTATGAACAGACAGGAAAAATTAGAATTACTTATTGAAATTGACGAAGCGGTACAATACTTTAAAAGAAAGATTGATGCAGATGCTTGGTGCAATGAATTCGGTGCAGGTCTTGAATGGAAACACATCAATCACAAAAACACGAATAACATTCACACTTATAAAAAGTGCATAGACAGACTTAACGAAAGATTTACTAAACAACTTAACACACTTAAATAAATAGATTATGAAAGAGAATAAGAAATATATGTATGAAGTTAAAGATTTGGATAAAAGCCAAATTGTAGGAACTTATAGAGATGAGATAAGCGCAAATAAATGTAAAGACCGATTATTATGGGTTAATTCAAAA